CGCATACGAAACCATCTCCGTTTCTGTCAACTCAGTACCATAAAGGCTTGATTTTCATGGTAAAGGGCCGCAAACCACTCTCCAACGCGATCAAAGAGGCTTCGGGTGCGTTTATAAAGCACCCTGAGCGACGCAACGCCAATGAGCCAAAACCGAAGCTAGGGAGGCCAAAGATTCCCGAGGCGGTCGAGTCCGATCCAGCGGCCAAGTCTCGATGGCACTGGGTTTGCGATCAACTGGAATCCATGAACCTACTCGCCGAGACCGATCAAGGCCTAATTGCGGGCTATTGCCTTGACTACTCGATGATGCTTGCCTTATGGGAAACCATCAAGGGCGGCCAAGTCTCGGACATGAACGCAAAGGGCGGGATTACGACCAAGCCCGAGGCGAATCAGTTCCATAAATTCGCCGATCGATGCTTGAAACGTGAGGCCGAATTAGGCTTAACCCCTTCGGCTAGGTCAAGACTCAGAGCACCCCAAAAGGATGAGGAGGATCCGTTCCAAGAGTGGCTAATGAGGGCAACGGGGTGATAGCAAGCGGCATCGGCCAACGTGTCGAGGAATACTGCAACGCAATCGAAACGGGCGAGATTATCGCTTGCGATCGCGTCAAGGATGCGGTACGCCGATACCGAATCGACCTGGAGCACCAAAGCCAACCGGATTTCCCTTATCACTTCGATCGACGACAAGCCGAGTTGGTCTGCGAATTCTTCCCTCTCGTCCTGCGTCATTCCGTTGGCGAATTCGCGGGCAAGCCCCTAATCCTTGAAGATTGGCAGCTATTCGGGCTATGGAATATCTTCGGTTGGAAGCGCGATGAGGACGGCTCAAGGCGATTCCGAAAAGTTTATTGGTCGATGGGCCGGAAAAATGGGAAATCGACGCTCATCGCGGGACTTTGTCACTTTCTTGGAATGGCCGACATTGACCCGAAGACGCGCAAGCCCGAAGCGGTAGGGCAGATCCTCTTGACGGCAACCAAAAAAGAACAGGCCGACGTTGTTTATTCCGAGTGCGAAAGGATGGTAAGCCAGTCCCAACCGCTACTAAAGTACACGGACATAAAAAACGAAACGATTACCTTCAAGCACAATCAATCGTTCATTCGCAAGGTCTCAAGCGAAAAGCCTTTTGACGGATTGAACCCGCATGTTGTGGTAATGGATGAGCTTCACGCATGGGGCGCGTACCATCGGAAATTCTACGATACGATGGTGACAGGCTCGGCTAGTCGCTCGCAACCATTGCACTTAATTATCACGACGGCAGGGGCAGACGATTCGCACTTGTGGCTAGAGGAATACAACTACGCGGTGAATGTCGTTTCAGGCATCCACAGCGACAATACTCTCTTCGCTCTGATCTACGAGCTAGACGACAAAGACGATCCAGGCGATGAGGCGAACTGGAAAAAGAGCAATCCCAATCTCGGCGTTTCGGTAAAGGCTGATTACCTTAGGGAGCGTTGGAACGAATCCAAGGCAACCGCGATCGGCATCAATCGATTCAAGCGATTCCACGGCAACACCCTAGTATCATCGACCGAAAAAGCCTTCGATCTAAACGACTTCGATAATTGCGTTGGGGCTCATAGCGACTGGAACGGGGCCGACGCTTTTGGCTCAGGGGTCGACCTTGGAGCACGCGACGACTTAGCGGCGTATGCCTTGTGCGCCAGATTCCCGATTGATACCGACGCCAAAGGCAAGACGGTCTTTCGCTACGAAATCAAGACGCGGGCATTTATCGCGGCAGACTCAAAGCGGGACTTGACGGCGATGCCATTCTCGGAGTTTGTTCACACCGAAGAGCTTTTCAAGTGTACCTATCCGATCGAGGATTTAACCGAATCGCTGATTGAGGAAATCGAGCTATACGGCATCGAGCAGGTAGCCTATGACCCGTACAACGGGCAGCAACTAGGCGAAAAAATAGGCAAGGCTGGAGCGACGGCGGCCAGGATGGCTCAAAACCAAGCCAACTTCAATGAGGCTATTCGCGATTTTATTCAGCTAATGAAAGACGGGCGGCTTGTGTTCCTAGAGTCCAAATTGCTGCGATGGTGTGCGAATAATGCAATGATATGCAAGGATCGCCAAGATCGGTGGATGTTCGATAAGGCCAAGTCGAAAGACAAGATCGACCCCATCGTTGCGGCGGTGATGGCTTACAGGATTGCCAGTTTGCAGCCTGAGCGTTCTTCGGGTAAGCTTTACGTGACTTAAGGAGGCTCGGATGAGTTTATTTAGCGTGTTTGCTCGATGGATGGGGCTAGACGATGACTCGTATTTGAGCGGGCGTAGGGTCGGCGTGAATGAGGCTCTAGGAGTCCCTCCGGCTTGGTACGCGCACAACAAGCTAACCGGGGACTTCGGGCGAATCCCTGTCGATGTTAAGCGGGTAGTTGGGCAGGGGTCGATCAACGATACTTTGCATGTTGGCTATCAGCTACTCAGGGAGCAACCGAATAAGATCCAAGCCCCATCGACTTTCAAGGAGCAATTCTTGAGTCATGCTCTTCTCAAGGGGAATGGCAGGGCGGCTATCATCCGCAACGCTCGGACGATTACCGAGCTAATTCCCATGATGCCCGATGCGACTTGGACTATCATCCATGAGGGCGAAAAGTACCATGTCACAAAGCCAGACAATCAGAGCAAGAAGAACCTTTTCGACGCTTACGATGCCGACTCGAACGGCTACCTAGTGTTTCACGATGCCGACGTTTTGCACGTTCCAGGCTTTTCTTTCGATGGCGTCGAGGGGATCGGGCTACTCGATGTTGCAAACAAGACCTTCGCGACGGGCAGCGAAGAGGTGAACTTTAAGCTAAATCAACTCAGGCGGGGCTTTCGGGGTAAGTTGTTTCTTGAAGCACCGCCGGCCGCATTCCGAAAAGCAGAGGATGCGAAAGAGTTTATTGACGACTTCAATAAGCTCGAAGCGGGCTCGGAGAATTCAGCCAAGGCTGGCCTCTTGCGCGAAGGCATCAAGGCAAACGCAGTCTCAATGAACAACAACGACGCACAATTCGCAGCCTTGCAGAAGCTAACCCGGCAGGAGGTCGGTATGCTTTTTGGTCTTGAGGCGATGCCAGGGGACGGCGAATCAAGTAGCTACAGCACAAGGGAACAAAGCCAGCTAGCTTACCTTCAATGTCTGGACCATTGGCTAGTTAAATTTGAAGAGCAGTGCGATATGAAGCTTCGCACTCGACGCGAAAAGAATTCAAGGGAGGTCTATTTTAAGTGCAACCCGGCAGCACTCTACAGAACTGACCTAGCAACGACGATGGAATCATTCTCGAAGGCTATCGCGTCAAGGATTATGAACCCCAACGAATGCCGGGCCAAGCTCGACTTGAATCCTTACGTCGGCGGCGATGAGTTCATTAACCCGGCGATCAGCACAGCGACCGGGGAACAATCGCCAGACGAAGCAGAGGACACGCCAGAGGATGACCAAGAGGGCTCGCAAGAGGACACGCAAGAGCAAGCCCGAAACGATCGGGCCGTCGAGCAAATGCTACGGGGGCTCATTCGAACCGAAGGCAATAACGCTATCAACGCATCGAAAAAAGCTCAATTCGTCGCTTGGATCGGCAAAAAGTATCCGCAATGGGAAAATAAGCTAGCCGACAAGATCGAGGCGATCGGGCTCGACCGTGACCTAGCAAGGCTCCATTGCGAGAAATCGACGCAGATTCTAGCGACTTTGGCGGCTCAATACGGTGGCGAATCGCTACAGAAAGCCGTCGAAAACGAGGTTAAAACGTGGGAAGATCGCATATTTGAACTGAAAGGCGCGAAATAATGATCGAAGTCAAAGCAGAAACCAACGAAATCCTTTTGAGCGGTATTGTTGGCGATGGATGGGATGAATTTCCGATCACGCAAAAGGGCGTCGTTGATGCCTTGCGTTCTTTCGGATCCAGTCCGGTGACGATCCGAATTAACAGTCCAGGCGGTGCGGCCGATGAGGGGATCGGCATTTATAACGCACTTCGATCGCACGGCGGGGAGGTTACAACGATCAATGACAGCCTAGCAGCGTCGGCGGCTAGCGTGATTTTCTTGGCTGGCAAGAATCGCCTAATGGCCGATGGATCGCGGATTATGATCCATCGAGCGATGTCCTTTGCGATGGGCAACCAAGACGAATTGGGCAAGGTGATTTCGGCGTTGAAAAGCTATGACGCGTCGCTGGTTGACATCTACCGGCAGTTCATCGGCAAGGATCCTTCGGAGATCGAATCGCTGATGGCTGCCGAGACATGGTACAACGTCGACGACGCTATAGCCTCTGGTCTTGCCACAGGACGCGTCGAAAATGGCAAGAAGTACAAGAAGCCAAAGAACGCTTTCGACTCGGCAGCGACGATGCTAGCACGCCAGAAAATGGCCCAGTTTTCAAAACACTTGACAAGCTCGGGCCAGTAGCCTAGATTTATTGCGTCGGCCAGAAGTGCCAACAACTCTGCAACTTATTAGCGGCAGTGACACACGGTTAAAAACAGTTTGTTTTCCCGTGGCAGTCATGCCGCTATCTTGGTTTAACGACTGCCACACAACCCAATAAGGGCAGTCGAAATGAAGAGCGCGAAAGCACTAGCAGACGAAATTCAAGCCTTGCAAGCCAAGGTTCAAGCGATCCAAGCAATCGCAACCCAAGAGACCCGCGAATTGCTCGAAGATGAGCAATCCGAGATTGATACTATCCTCGGGACCGAAGGCAAGCCGGGCCAGATCGAGAATCTCGCCAAGCAACGCGAACGAGCGATGAAAATCGAGCAAGCCGTCTCCAACACGGTTCGCCAACACGTTGACAGCCAACCCTTGACCGGATCGACCTTCCGAGTCCCGGCAACGGCTCGGGCAACTCGCACGCTTAAGGCCTTTAAGGGGCCAGAGGCAGAGCGATCGGCTTACGCTTCGGGCCAGTTCTTTCGAGCGCTGAATGGCAACGGGCAAGCCCGGCAATGGTGCCGCGATAATGGCGTTTTGAATGCCATGGGAGAAAACGACGACCTTCGCGGTGGCGTCTTGGTCCCACCTGAGTTTTCCACGGCGGTTATCAGCCTAATGGAATCCTACGGCGTGATTTCGCAATACGCCCGCGATTACCCGATGACTTCCGATACGGTGACCATCCCTCGGCGTGTAAGCGGCTTGACTGCTTACGCTGTTTCCGAAGCCGGTGAGATCACGGCATCGGATCCGACAATGGGCCAAGTTTCGCTGACGGCCAAGAAGTGGGCGACGCTTACCAGGGTGTCTAGCGAGCTGAATGAGGACGCTGTTATCGCTTTGGCTGAATACTTGGCCGAAGAAATGGCACAGGCTCACGCCTTGAGGCTCGATACGGCTGGCTTCCTTGGCAATGGCGAGCCCGTTAACGGTGGCGTCATGGGGCTTGCAAATGCGCTTAACGCGGGGTCCGTTGTCACTGCGGCATCGACTCAGAACACGGCAGCATCGTTGACGATCGGCGTATTTCACGCTGCGGTTGGCAAGCTGCCTGAGTTCCCAGGTCTCAATCCGGTTTGGTTTGTCCACAAGTCGGTTTGGTCCAACGTCATGGCGCGGCTTCAAGTCGCAGCTGGCGGGAACAACGTCGAGAATTTCGGCGACGGTCCGGTTCGTCAATTCTTGGGCTATCCGGTTGTGTTTGCTCAAGTGCTTCCAAGCACGATTGGGGCATCTACTAAGTTCGCCTACTTCGGCGATCTTTCGATGGCGTCCACCTTGGGACTGCGACGCGGCTTGAGTGTTGTGGCCGATGCTTCGCGATACATGGAATTCGACCAAACGGCGTTCCGATCGACGATCCGATGGGATTACAACATCCACGAGCGGGGCGATGCGAACAACGCGGGGCCAATCGTTCGGCTCGACTCGGCGGCTTAATTCAATCCAACCAAAAAAGAAAGTAGGTGACCTGTGAACAGTCTTCAACAAGCAAAATATGTAACCGCAATTAAACCGGCGGCGATTATCGATAATGCATCGGCTACGGCTGACGTTATTGATACACGAGGATGGGAATACGCAACAATCATCGTCCAGCTCGGAGTGACCGACATTGCTCTGACGGCATTGAAAGTCCAAAACTCGGCAACGAGTGGCGGGTCTTACGCCGACATTACCGGGGCGACCTTTGCCGGTGGCGCAGGCATGGGTGGAGCTACGCTAGCCCTGCCAAGTGCGACCGACGACGGGCAGACTTGCGTATTCCAAATCGACATGCGAAACAAGGATCCGTTCTTGAAGATTGTCGCCACCTTTGGCGACGGCTCTAACGGCGGTTTCATCGCGGCGGTTTGCGTCTTGAGCCGTGGCAAGATCGGCCCAGTGCTGTCTACCGAAGCGGCCGACGGCGATGTTTGCCGAGTGGTCTAGTCTATGGACCTGACTTTACTGAAAGATTGGAACGGCCTACCAGTCGGCTTTCGGCTGGTGGGCGTCCAGGATGGTCAAGCGGAATTGATGATTCAAAGAGGGCTTGCAAGTGCGATTGAAACCCGAAGTAGTGACGAAACCAACAGCCGAGCCGGTGACGCTCAGCGAGGTCAAGAAACAACTCGAAATCGCAAGCAGCGACACAAGCCATGACACGCACTTAACCGCCTTGATTGGCGCGGCTAGGGAGCAATGGGAGCATGATACCGACAGTGTGACATGCTTCCAAACCTTGCGGGTGCGAGTGCCTTATTGGGCCGACGGGCTCAAGCTACCGAGAAGCCCGATTCACTCGATTACCTCCATCCAATACTTCGATGGGCTCAATGCACTCCAGACGCTTTCGGCTAGCCTTTACCAATTGCACGTCGATGAGATCCGGCTTGCGTACCTAGCGACGCTACCAGCGACAGTATCGCGCTGGGATGCTTGGGCGATAACCTACAAGGCTGGGCATTCGCAAGACGGCCAGAGCGTACCAGAGGCGGCCAGGGCAGCAATCTTGATGCTTGCGGCTCACTACTTTGAAAATCGGGACATGCTTATGTCCGATGCGATGCAAACGATGCGACCTTACGAAATGCTTGTCCGGCGATTTATGCGGAGTAGCTACCCATGAAAAAAACACAAGAAGAAACCAATTCGCTCGACCAGACCAACGCAGCGATCAAAATCCCTCGCGTAGGCTTGACCTGCGAGGATGGCAGAGTGTTTCGCGTTCGCTCGTGGGAGCCTGTGGTTTCTATTGGCAAGTTGGTAACGATTAAAATCGAAGTCATTGTCCAGATGCCCGATGGGGAGTATGCGCAGTGAGGCCAAAGAACCAACGTACCGGGGCCCTTCGCCACCGATGCACAATTCAACAACCGACAGAGACGGTCGACGCAGCGGGCCAGCCTGTCGTTTCTTGGTCCTCTTACGTGGTCGATGAGCCTTGTAAGTTTGAGCCGACAGCAGGAATCGAATCAATGAGGGGCCGACAGCTAGAAGCAGGGACAAGGGCGGTTTTTCGGGTCCGATACCGATCGGGCTACACGGTTCAAATGCGGGTTGTTTACCAGGGCGAAACCTACGGAATCACGGCGGTAAACATGGTCGACGGCTTGCGAAACTACATTGACATAATCTGCGCGGCGGTGTTGCCTTGAGTACTTCAATCGAAATCAACGAGGATCTAATCAAGCAGATCGGCCAAATCCCGTTGATGCTTCGCAACGCTCCGTTCGGTCGATGCCTTGGAGCATTCGCAAGGCCTATCGCGGCGGCTTGCCAGGGTCATGCCCAGTCATCGAGGGCTACAGGATCGCGGCTTAAATGGTCCAAGAAATTCAAGAATAACGCGGCGTTCCAAAACGATTCGCGGCAGCATTTCAATCACAAGGTATTCAAGGGCGGTATCGGCGTTGTCATTGGAGCGACCTGGAAAGAGGGCAACAAACAGCAGTTCGTTATGCCCTACAAGAAAGGCGAAAGCTACACGCGAAACCATTGGGGCAAGCCTGGATCGCCTGTTATTTATACGGGCCGATCCGGTCGGCAATACACTCGAATCAACCGATCGAAAGCGACCGTAGCGACATTCCCAAAAGAACAACGCGCACCCATGCGAGCCTATCGCCAAACCTCGGGCGCGGCCGAAGCGGCTTTCGTCAATCAACTTCAAAAGGAAGTAAAGGAGCTACGAATTGGCTAAGAACCTTTCATTGACCGGGACCGTAACGATTGCATCGAGCGGGACCGTATCAACGGCGATTACCATCGAAGGCGGTCGGACAGTGCTTGCACTTCGCACGCCAGCAACGCTAAACGGGACGGAATTCAAGTTCCAGGCGTCGACCGATGGAGATAACTTTTTCGCCTTGTACAACGGATCGACCGAATACGCGGTAACCGTTGCGGCGTCGCGGTACATCGCCCTGAATACCGAAGTGATGGCCGGGGTGCGATTCCTCAAGGTTGTCAGCGGGTCAAGCGAAGCGGCAGCAAGGACGATCAGCGTTGTGAGCGGGGAACTGTAAATGTCGGCGATCGGCGAAGCATTGCGAACCAAGCTCCTAAGCTATTCGGCGGTATCTACGCTTATCGGGCAGCGTATGTACCCTGATGCCTTGGTTCAAAACGCGACGCTTCCGGCTTGCCTTTACTACGTTACTTCGACCGAACGCGAGAATCACTTGCAGGGCCTCAGTAAGCTAGCTCACGCACGATTCACCATTGAATGCTACGCATTGACGCGAACCACAGCAAGCGCGATCAGTCGAGCGATTAGGGACACTGGAATCGATGCCTTTCGGGGCGTTGTCAGTTCACACACTTTTTGCGGGATCGATTTTGATTCCGGCGATGAGTACATGCAAGAGCCGCCAACAGACGGCAACCAAGAGCACAGGTACATAGTTTCGTTTGATATGTTGGTCCACTACAAGGAGCCTTAAAAATGCCAGCACTTACCGTTGCAGATACCGGACTCGGAGCGACCATTTCGGGAACCGGATTGATTACTACTCAGGTTGTTTCGATCGGCGAAATGACGATCAGCGTCGATACGCTTGATATTACGAGCCTGGACACAGCCGGATTCGAGGCCCTTCGGCCTTCGGACCTTCGGAAGAATCCAGAGGTTGACGTTGTGTTTAACTGGCTCGGAGCGGCGATTCCGATCACAACCGCGATGATTCCAACCTCGGAGCCTTACGCTGGAATTTCCGTTACGGTCACCCTCCCGGGGGCCGGATCGTTCCAGGGGACTGCTTTCGTCAAGGAAGTCAAAACGCCAAAGCTTGCCAAGGGCGAAGTCATGAGGGGCTCGTACAAGCTCCAATTCGACGGCGCGACCGATATTACTTTTACCCCTGCCTAAGGAATGATCGAAGATGGTTTTTGAACTGAATCGCCAGCGTGGTATTTCGTTGGCTACTGGGATCGAGCGGGACTTGAACCAGTGCCAGATCCGCGTTGGCGGTAAACTTGTCGGCTATTTGCCCTTTGGTGAATCGCCACAGATTCTAGCGATATTCGAATTCCCGCATGATGCCTTGACGGCTGACGAAATCGCTTCGCTCGAAATGCAACTCGAAGCGATCCAAGGCTATCCAGCCAAAGTGCTTGGACCTGAGCAAGTTTCGCGTACGTTTGTTAAGGCAGCACTCGAAGCAATCGCGCAAGCAAAGGACGAAGAGGACGATGAGTAACCAGGACGATTTCCTTGCACTGGCAAAGCGTGATTTGGCCGTCGAGCCTGTCACGGTCAAGGGAAAGCAATACTACATCCATGAGCTATCCGAATCGGATGCGGCAAACATGGAGGTCGAATTGCAGACCAAAAAGGGCTATGACTGGACAGCACACCGGCGGGTGATGGTTGCCTACTGCCTGCGAGACGAATCAGGGCAGCGGGTAGTAACGGATCCTAACGTACTGCGAGACCTCCCTAGGTCGGTTGTCGGGCCTCTTTACGATCAGTGCCTAGAGATCAACAAGTACGACCAAGGGGAGATCGAGGCCCTTGCAAAAAAATCAGAAAGAGCCGACGCCTAAAAGTGGCGTACCGGCTCTGCCTGAAATGGGGAATCCAGGATCCGGCGGCGTGGATGCAAAGTCTACCCGCTGGGGCCTTAAATCAGTGGCTAGCGTGGGACATGGTGGAACCGATGGGGGAACGCTGGATGCAGACTGCGAAGCTCTTAGAAGCCCTCTATTTGCCCCTCTACGCACGGGCCGATGAAGAACCGCCTGACGCATCGGATTTTATGCCGGATCGCTTCTATAGGCCCAAGGTTAGCGCAGCCTCGATTCTCAAGCAATCGGCGGAATCCTGTAAGGCGATGGCGAACCAAGTGAAATCGATGTTCGGATTCGGAGGCAAGTAGCTATGGCGCAAACGATTAACGTAGCGAATATCCGAATCGGGATGAATGCCGACGGCGGCGAGTTCATGCGAGGCGAACTTCGCAGCATTACGTCGATTCTTAAGCAATCTGAAACGCCTCTCGATAAGTTCCATGAGCAGATGAAGCTCATGGACAGGGCTTTCAAAGAGGGTGCGATTAGTGCCGAGCAGTTCGCCCAAAGCGAAGAGTTCTTAGCCAAAAAATTCGGCGTTCTTACCTACAAAATGGAAGAGCAGCTACAAGCCGAAAAAAAGCTAGCGGACCAAGCAATCAGGACGGCAGAAGCGAAAAAGGCTCTAGCCGACAGCGCGGCAAGGCTTGAAAGGATCATCGAGGCAAGCCACACGCCATTTCAACGGATGGCCCAAGACGTTGCATTCCTGGACAAGCAATACCAAGCGGGAAAACTTGACGCGAACACGTACAACGCGGCGGTGGATGCTCTAGCCAAGAAACATGGCGTAGCGGCGATCTATGCCGATCGAGCGGCAGAGGCGAACCGCAAGCTAGCTCAAGCGGAAAAAGAGGCGGCCAATTACGCCAACTGGGTAGCAGACGCCAATAAGAGATTCGCAAGGGAAACCGAAGCAGCAACGGCGGCGGCAAACAAGCAATCCCTGGCGATGAATTCTCAAGCGTCGTCAATGCGATCGCTACAGATGATTGCGAACCAATACATCGGCATTGCGGCAGGGTTTCAGGCAATCAAGAAATCCGTTTTGCTTGCGACGGAACTAGAGAATAACGCGATCGCTTTCGAGGTTATGACGGGCTCGGCATCCAGGGCCAATACGCTCCTGAGAGAATTCAAGCTTCTCGACGTTGAAAGCCCTTTGAATTACGGCGAATTCGCCAGGGCCGGGCAGACGTTGATGCAGTTCGGCGTTGAATCGACGCGGGTATCTCAGCACCTTGAGCGGCTAGCAGCGATCAGCCTTGGCAATCGCGACAAGTTCCAAAGCCTTTCGTTGGCATTCGGTCAGACCCAAGCAGCGGGCCGATTGATGGGGCAAGAAGTCTTGCAAATGATCAACAGCGGGTTCAATCCGCTGCAGGAGATCAGCCGGACCACTGGTATCAGCATGGTCGAGCTAAAGAAGCGGATGGAGGACGGGCAGATATCCGCTGAGATGGTGGCCAGGGCATTCCAGACGGCCACGTCGGAAGGCGGGTTGTTTTACGGCATGAATGAGCGGCTGTCTCAATCTATGTCGGGCCAGTTCGCCAAGATGGAAAGCGAAATCAAAGCGGCGGCGATCAGCCTTGGAACCGACTTGATGCCGATGCTCAAGCAAGTTACTGGAATGCTTCGGGAGGGCATTGGAGGCGAGGGCGGCGGCGAACGTGGTATTGTTGGATTCAACATCAAGCTAGCCTCGGATGCTTACGCTTCGCTTTTTGCCGGGATCGGTACGGGCATCGAGAGTGCGTCCAAGTCAGTTCGTAATCTGGACCTAACTTCGGGCCTTGTCGGCGCGGTGATGGATGGCCTCAATGCGACGCTAGACAAGAGCCAAGAAATCAAAGACGCGGAACTAGACCGGGAAGCGGCGTTGATTAGGGCGGCCAACCAAGAGGGCGAAATAGCCAAAAAGAAAGCCGAGCAAGTCGAGCAATCAAAGCGACTGGCCGAAGCTGAAATGGAGCGAACCAGGGCCGAAAATCTTCGAGTGAACACGCTCAAGTCTGATATCGAATTCCAAAAAAAGACTTTTGGCGACCTATCCAAGTTACGCGAAGAATACGACAAGCTCACACTAGGCGACGATGAGGCAAGGCGGCAAAAGCAGGCCCGCGACGGGTACAAGCAGCAAGACATCGAGCGTTTCGACAACATGAAAAAGCTAGTGGACGCGGAGAGGCAACGCAAAGACGCGATGAGCGAATCGGCAGCGATCGAAAAAGAAATGATGAGCGACAAGCAAAAGGCTACAGCGGAAATCCAAAGGTTACGGGCTTTGTTTGCTCAGTTGACGCCTGAGCAGCAAGCCGGATCGATGGGGCAGGCGAACATTGCCAAGCAGGCTCAGGTCCAGCAAAAGCTATCCGACCCGGCGGTTGACATTGCCAAAAACATCGCCCCTGCCCTCAAAGCCGGATCCAAAGAGGCGGCAGCGTTCCTCTTGTCTCAGCGAACCGACGCAGCCGAAAAAGCAGAGCGGAAGAAATGGCAGGATTCGCTATTGCTCGAAGCGCAAAAGGCTAACCGATTAGCAGAGACTCAGCAGCAAGTAGCGAGGGCGAGGTAATGTCTAACGAATTGGTCGGCGCGGAACTTCGCAAGGGTTCAGGTTTTGCTCGCAAGGGCCAAGGCTTTCAACTCATCCTCGGCGAAACTTGGAACTACCGGGTAAAGACCGATCAAGTTACATCCAACCGCCAAAGCATCCTCTATGATACGCCTGGACTCCCTCGGGCCGGATTGCTCTACGGGCCACTAGGCTTGATTTGCGATAGCGTGGACTGCGATCGAGAGGAAAAGCACGCTCTTTACTGGAATGTCACGGCTCGATTCCAAACCGGGACGGAAGAACAAAAACAGAACAGCGAATCCAATCCAGACCCGGCAACGTGGATACCGATTTTCAAAATCGATTCGTTTGTGACGAAAGAAAAGGTTCTAGCCAAGGATCGATCAAGCCCATCTAAATACCCGGTCAATTCAGCGGGTACGCCTTTCGACCAACCGCTAACCGATACATCGAGTTTTTGCCAGTTCTCTTTCGTGCAGTTCGACGACCCAGGGCTAAAGCTAAAAGACTTCCTCGACCGAAACGACATTGTAAACACAACGGCATTCACGGCTCTCGGCCAGACGTTTGCGGCTAGAACCCTACTCCTGGAGGTTCAAGAGGCCGAATTAGGCTCATATGCGGGCTATGCAGCGTGGAGAGCCAAATACAAGGTCACCTATGACCCTGACACGCACGATGAGAAGCGGGCCGACATTGGGCCGTTTTATCTCGACGGTGGCAATAAAGTGCGATACATGGACGATACTAAGCACTTCCCAATGATAGGGGCCTTAAACGGATCAGGGGCAAAAGCGGCGAATCCAGCCGAGTTGGTTTTTCGGTGCAAAAAGGAAGTCGAATTCTCCACCATAATCAGGACTTCCTAGAATGGCCGATACGACGCTTTACGCTTTCAACAATGCGGATAGCCAAGCCCTACTGGGCATGATCGGAGCGACGAAGCCAAGCGGCTCCATCGAGTCGGATTTGGTATCGACTGCGGATACTATCTTGGCGGTTGCTACGTCGACGATCACGGCCAGAGCAGGGACCACGTTGGGCGTAGGGACGGCATCGGCCAAGCAGATTTCAGACGCTAAGGTATTGTCGAATTTGTTCGGGTCGGACATCGAGGTTTTGAACCCTGGTTCAGCAATCGCCAGCGGGGCTAGTCTAATTTGCTTTCGGGTTGGTAATCGCTGGATCGGCGTGGAGATTTGCTAAATGGGAACTATGGGCGGTTGCTGTTGCGATTGTTGCCTCGACGCCGAGGACATGCCATTTACGAGCGTTTCGCTTA